AAAAAGCTGTACTGGGATCGTTGGCGGGCGGACGGTATCCGGTCGCAATCGGTAGCCGATATTCTGGTCGATTGGGTGTGGGCTTCCGGGGTGTGGGGAATTAAGATTCCCCAGCGACTGTTGGGCGTTACTGTCGATGGCGTGGTCGGGCCGGTGACGTTGGAGACCCTGAATCGGCTGGAGGCGCGAAAAATATTCGACACGATTAAATCCGCCCGGGTGCAATTCATCGACGATATATGCCGCCGGACGCCGACAAACGAACGATTCCGGCGCGGCTGGATGAACAGATTGAACGATATACGTTTTGAAGAATGAAAACCAAAGACGATATGCGCCGCGCTCGTGGCGTGCTTACTCTTCGGGCCTATGATAC